AATTCTCCCAGTATGTCCGGCTATAAATTTTCTGCATGGTTCACACTCCTTTCTAGCGCTGATAATCTGCGTTCCAGATCTTCGTTTTTCTGCTGCAAAAGTTCGATTTCTTTCTGCTGCATCTGGATCATCTGTATATGCATTGCATGGAGATTTTCCTTGTCGATTTTCCATGTCTTTGAATCTCCGTGAATTGCTTTTTCATCCTCTTCGGCATCTTCTTTTAGTACAAGTCCGCTATCGGACAATCCGGCATCCTGCAAAATCTTCTCTAAATCCTGCGCAATTAAACCAAACTGTAAGCCTGTGTGTTGCGTGATATATCCGGATTTCCATGTATACTCAACCGGGCGCATTGCCATATAAACGCTTTTAATATCCCTTAATGATTGTATATTATTTTTCAGCCTTTTATCGGAACTCGGAATAGAAATCAAAAGACCCTCGATATCCAAGGTGCTTTCCCTTGAACCAAAATCAGACATTTTATTAAAGTGTCTAGGCGAATACTTGGTTGTAGAGCTATCATTAAGTGTATAGTCTGTAAAATACCCACTTGGCAATTCGCTTTTGGTTGCGTAGCCACTCAGCGAACCGTCAACATAACTTTCTGTCGCCAAGGATTCCGAGTTTGAATCCGTTACAGTGTCTAGGTCGATGAGTATGTTTTGCAGCATGGGTCTGCCTCTTCCGTCAAGACCAAGAATTGTAAGGTCATCTCCAAGCGCTGTTGAAAGAAAGTTCAGAGAATCAATGATTGTTACTTTTCCATTTCCATCAAGCCTGAAATTATTGCTTTCGATTATGAGTCTGTTTCCACGAAGCATAATCTGGTCTGCGCTGGCATTGATCATAGAAATAACTTGGTCGTTCTCATCTCTGCCTAACTTCAATTCCAAGGATGCGTCCAATGCACCCTCTGCCTTTTGCGCACGATTGACTTCTGCGACAATGCTTTTTGTGGTCTGCTCAAACTTGGTATTTGTCTGTTCCTCTAAATCCTCGTATGTGGATTGAAGATGGTCTGCGTTCCTCTCTAACTTTCCGGTACGTCTTTCCACGCTTTCAATCGTGTCTCTGATAGAATTAACCTTTGCAGAGTGCGTCTGCGTACCCTGTGCCGAGATTGAATCTCTCTTGCTTTGCACTCCGGTTAAAGTGCGCTGCAATAGATATGTTTCAACAATCTCTCTTGTGGTATTGAACCGGATGGGTTCTCCAAGTGTCAGACATGGATTTCCGACGCATGTACAGCTTTTAATTGGTGTATATGCCGCCTGTGCCATAATTGGCAACAAATTGTTTGCAATCTGTTCAAGTTCTGCCCCAGTTTTATCGCTCACGAGAAAATTGCCGGTAATCGAATAGTTATTTCCTGCAGTTCCAACAATAGCCCCGGCATTATCTTCACTCGTCTTGATTTCAAGCTGTGTAATCGCCTGCGACTGGAAATCCTCGTAATCAAAGGAAATATAATGCCCGGTCATGGATTCCGTGTTTGCATCGCTTGGAAACAGATCATCTGCTGGGAACAAATCCTCTCGTGGATAAAGTGCACTGGTGATTGCTTTCAGAAATACATATTCAAACTTGCTATCCCGATTTATGTTCCCGAAGCATCCATTGATCTCGCATATTGCCGTCACAACCGTTTTCCCGCTGATTGCAGATTCTTCTGTGACTGCGCTGGAATCGTCCGTCTGTGTGGCAACAAGCGTCTTATTGACCGTCATGGAGTCATTAGGCAACGTTTCCGCCGCCTGTCCGATTCCAAGATGCGAAAAGAAGCTGTCCCGGAACTGCTTCAATGTCATTGGAAAATTAAGTCCTGCATACCAAGGTTTCACATCTGTGTTGATAATGTCGTACATGGCATCATATGCCGTAATTTCACGCTTTGTCCGGTCACTGCTTGGCACATCTGAATAAACCTTGTATTTGCCATACTGGAACGGATGTTCCGTATCTCCGTCAACCGTTTCTGTGATCGTGATACTCTTGCCTACGATACTGCCCGGTGTGTTGTGAACCGTGAATTTCACGCTGTTCGCTTCGCATGAGCCAAACTTCAATTCAGATTCCGAACACAGGCTTTCATCCATCTCAAAGGCTTCGGATTCGATCATGGAGTTATCAAAAGCAATCTTCGTGCCGTCAACAGAAATCAGCATCTGTTTGTCGGCATATTCCTTGAAATACAGTTCTTTATCCATGATATACACCTCCGATCACCGAAAACTTGATAGCTTCATAAATGATTTCTCCGTTTTTGATGCCGTAAATACCCGGTTGAAAATCCGCGATATACCCGAACTGCGTGACATAATCATCGTATTCCGGGATGTAGGCGGTGAAATAGCATTGCCGCCCGTTTGCATCCGCGTACTGCTTGCGGATGTTCTTCATAAACTCTGCAAATTCTGTGTTGGTAAGTCCAGCCGGGGTCTCAAATTCAACCTTGGCAACTTTCAATTTCACAGGTTTCCGGTGCAGATAACCGTTGCTGTCCGTCCACGGCTCAAGATCCTGCATATTTACATACGGACTATAGGAATCAAACTTTATGTACTTTTTCGCATCAATCTTGTAATCTCCAATTTTCAGCAGATAACCGCCGTATGCCATGTTTCCACCACCTAACTGTTTGGGTTTGCGGCTGTCTCCATTTGACAGTCGGTAAAAATGGGTATAAAAATAGCACCTAGAGAAATCTAAGTGCTATCATAATAATTTCATTAAGATGTTTTATTTTTTTGTTCATTTTTCTCTAATTCATCAATGTATTTATCTGTAGCGGCAACGTAATACATATTGTGAATATTTGAAATAATACTCTTTATTTCTATAAGCCAGCAAAACGTTAAATAAAAATAGGGGCAAGCAAGAATAAAGAAAATTGCATCATTCACATATTTATTTACAAATAGATTCCATTGATCTGGTATAACGATATTGCATAAAAAAATTATCACATTAACTGCTATCACTATAAACGACAGAGCCATATATGAAATAAAATATTTATTTGATGCAGAAAATGATGAAATATTTTTATCTTCATTATCTTCAGCTCTAACCATTACATATATCAATTTAGGAGATAGCAACGCTTGGAAGATAGAATATGCAGTGAACGCAATTCCAAAGATTGCGAGCGCAATATTCTGCCATACTTCAGCAATTTCATTTATTAGTTTCTGCGAATCCAAACGAGCGCTAATCAAAAGAGCCAGCAGTATAGACGCGAACAAAACAACTACAAATTTCTTAGCTCCAAGTTCCCGAAATGACAATAACTTAAATGCGTCTTTTATAATGCCATTTGACGACTTCCCTGCATTACTGTCCAATTCTTTTAGCCGTTCTATATCTTTCTGATCCATCTTAACACTCCAATATATTAGTTACTAAATTCATGTTTTTTCCTATATTCATCATATATCTTTTGGTTTTCATCACTTACTTTACTTATACTACTTATATCCCGTGCGAACGGAATAACAACTTTTGGATTGTTTATTCCCTTTTCATCTGCATTTATGGTACAGCGCTCTTTTATCGTATTGTTTCTTATTTCAGCGCCTTTTCTCCAAGGAAAATCAACGGTTACTTTTGCTTCCATAACACCATCAAGATTCGATACAATCTCTCGAACTCCATTTATGTTTTCGCACGCCCCCATCTTAACAGTTCCTTGTTTCGCACCAGTATCTTTTAGTAATACCCCATTCAATATACTTGTGATATTACTATAATTCTTATCTCCATTCAAAGGGAAAAATTTCAATTCAAGCCCACGGACTTTTTCAACTTTGCTAAATATATTGTTCCATGTTTCAAGAGTTGGGATACCAATTACATTAACATTCGCTTCCGGCAAACAGTTAATATTGCTTTCATTTGAATTATATCGCTTAATATATGTTGTGATAATCTTATCCGCTGTTACTCTAAATGATCTAAGATCAGGGCTTCCTTTTTGATTCCTGATCAAAATCATTCTATGATTCTTTAAAAAAATATAAAACACAGAATATGGAGCTGCTGGATAATGTTCATCTGCCTCAACAAGTTCGTCACCTATAATTTTTGACTTTACCTCCAACTCTGTATCTTTGACTAATTGTCCGGTAAACACTTCGTCTTCCCCAACCTTTTCAATTCTTGAATTCACAAAATAATATTTGTCTTTTTTCTCTCCCACTCCCACTGTTCTTTTTATTGTGCTGTTAAATGCAGGTATGATAATATCATCTAAATGAGATAACATAGGTTCTTGATTTTCGCCAAAAGTAACATTAAAATTCGCAATAGCTGTATTATCTTTCATCTTTCGTACCCCCAAACGGTTTTCTTTTATTATACAGCTATTATATATATAAAGCAATGGCAATTACATTCTTTATATTATATGGAATAAAATTCATTAAGAAACAGTATGCAAAAGGCACCCATTAGGGTGCCTTGCTGTGCCGTGTTCCACGGCTTATTACATTATTTTAATAAACTAATCGGTTCTGTTGTATAATAATCACTATCAATTGAATCTTCATCCCATACCACTAATGATGTTTGAATATCTGTTATTTCATTAAGTGACAGCCCAACGGCGTAATCATCATAAGTGAACATAGTCACATACGCTTTCTTATGTGGTGCAAGTTCTTGATACAGAGTAGCGTCAACCATGGTGTCATTGATAGACGTTGAATCTGAATTGTTAATCTCCAAATTATTGCCAGACAAATTTTCAATTGTCAAACAGGCAATCAGTTCATCTGGGTATGTGTCTTTCTTCAATCCGGTAAAGTAAACCCTGATATTGGAATCCTCGTATACTAACTTATTGATTTTTTCTTTCACTGTAATTTTGCACGAAAGAGTTTTCTTTCCAATCTTCGCTTTGATTGTTGTACTTCCAGACGATACCGCAGTCACGACACCGCTTTGGCTTACTTTTGCTACACTGGCATCTGTTGAACTCCACTTAACCTTGGCTTTTGTTCCGGAAACTTTCAATTTCTGTGTTTTACCAACATCAAGTGTAACAGACTTTTTGCTCAGCTTAACGGTTGCCGCCTGTGCAATCTCCTGTGTACCAACAATGTTCTGCGCCGCTACACTTGTTGTCAGCATTGAAAGCGATAACGCCGCTACTGCAAAAATTTTCTTAAACATTTTCATATGTAACTCCTTCCCTGTATTTTAATGCCCTTGTCTGTAATTATTTATTTTTCACCTCAAAGCAAACCTTTGATTCATTCCAAAAATCAGTTTCATATTCGAGTGAAATATCTTTAAAGTTTTTCGGTACTTCAAAACAAACAATTCCTTTTGTTTTCTTTCCAGGAGATAATGTTGCGTCAAGAGCTTTTCCTTCATCAGCATATGCCATTTCTGAATCATATCCATCCGCATAACAATTAAAGCCAGCCGAAGAAATATATTGGTCGGAATCAGATATATTTTCAAATTCAAACTCAAATTTGTAATACTCATTCCCTTTTGATGCTTCGTCATATTCATTTTTAAACGGTTCAGCTTTTAAAAATGTTATGCGTAGATCTTCTGTTTCTGCAACATCGCCTACCTTAAAAACTTCCTCGCTCGCTTCTGTTGCATTATCCACAGCCTCTGTCTCTTGGCTGTTTTCGACCTTTTTAGGCTTATCTGAATCATCTCCATCAAATATAAGCGATGCGAAAACAAAAATAATTATTGCAATTATTGAACAGATCAAGCCCGCAATGGCAGTACCATGTCCTTTTCCTTTTTGCGTAAATGCAATCACTGCGCAAACAAGACCGATTATTGCTGGTACGGCACCTATGGCAACACATGCCAACAAAATGCCAACTATTCCGCACACAAGACTTACTATTCCGAATTTACTTTGTTTCATAAACAAATTCCTCCTTGCCTGTAATATACATCAAATATACCACAAACAAGGTAGTTTGTCATTAGCTCATACCGGATATGGATTGGTTCCGGTTCTGCGGAAGTAATCATTCGCATATTCTCTTGTGCTATCGAAAATAACCTTTCCGTCAAGTGTAATCTGGATTGGTTGGTTGCCGCTTTTGTTTGAGCCAAGCACAGCCGCTACGGCTTTTGCAACGCCATCCGATACGGACGCAACAATCTGATCGTTATTCATAACAGCCGTATGACCGCCAAGATCGGAAGAGCACTCTGGTCCTGCTTCTCTTGCAACAAACATCTGTCCCATATCTGGGACACCGCCTGCCGCGTACCGTTTAATGTCATGCCAACGGCCACCGGAGAATACTCCGCCGTCGGCTTTCTTAGCCGCAGAGCCTTTTGTTTTTACATTTACTGTTTTGCCGCTAAAGAATGTCGATACGCTAGACCACAGGTTTTTCAGAGCATCCGCGGCAAATGAAATACCAATTTTCAATGTTCTTCCAGCATTGATAACCTTTTCTTTCCATTCGTTGCTTACATCTTTCCACCATGTTCCTCCGGCTTTCTTGACATTTGCAGTAAATTTCTTTACTTCTTTTCCGGCAATGGTGCTTTCCCACCATTTTTTAACATTAGACCACCATTCTGCGGCTTTATTTTTTACGCCTGTAGTAAACTCTTTTACCTTACCAACCTTTTGATTCCAGTACTTCTGGGTATTTTCCCACCACTTAGCAGCATCATTTTTCACGGCGGTTGTAAATTTCTTGACCTGTCCGACTTTTTGATTCCAATACTTTTGGGTGTTATCCCACCATTCTTTAGCAGAATCTTTAACGTCTGTCGTGAATTCTTTCACTTTACCGACTTTTTTAGACCAGTATTTCTTTGTATTTTCCCACCATTCTTTAGCATTATCTTTTATTCTGCCCTTAAAATCTGCATATTTATTTTTTATCTTATCCCAGTCAGATTTTAATTTCGTCCATAATTCAGACGCTTTTGTCTTGATTTTAGCTTGAAATTCAAGCGTTTTGTGAGATTTTACGCTGTTTGTATCATATGGGTTTGCGGCATTTTTAATTTTTTCCGTTTTTCCCGAATACTTGCTATTGGAATTATATGGATTAGCAGAATTCAAATTTGAATTCTGTCTTGCCTTATCCCTAACGCTTCCCCACCAATCAGATATTTTGTTGCTTATATCTTGTAAATTCTTTGAGAAGTTACTATTTTTATCATACGGGTTTGCTTTATTTCCATACGCGGAATTTTTTCTATCCTCAATAGAAACAGCCCTTCCGTTTTTATATGGATTTGCCGGATTGCTCTCTGCAGATCTCTTTCTTCCTTCGCTCCATCCATACTTTTTTATATTGTCTCGCCATTCTTTGAAATCTTTTGTAAATTTTAAAGCCACAGCAACCGTAGCTGTAATCAAAAATCCCGTTGCAAGGGTTCCGGCTATACCTCCACCCAACTTTACCCCGCTTAGTTTTTTTGTTATCGCATTACTTAACTTCGTATCAAGATTCTTTGTAAGAGCATCTTTTAGTAATTTATAGAAATTTTTCCCCAGTTTATTAAGTGCTGCAGCTCCAAGTATGGTCATTATGGAACTTGGAGACAAATTCGTGAGAAATGTTCTTAATCCATTAAAAATATCTTTCCAACTTAATCCGTCAAAAAATCCTCTTACAAACTTCCAGAATCCATCAACCCATCCATTGATAGCTTCTGCGCACTTTTTCCATTTGAATTTTTTAAAAAAGCGATTGAATCCATGTGCTATGTTATTGCCAAAAGTTTCAAACTTAAATTTATCTGTAAATGATTTTGATGCAAATAATACAGTATTTAAGGCTCCGGCTATAACATCTGCTGTTGCAGTAAATACACTGTTTCCGTTTTTATCTTCTGAAAATAAACCATTAAGGAAATCTGCAAGTCCAGTTCCGAAGTTTTCTGCTTTCTTATAGATTTTATCCCATTCAATACCACCAACAGCTTTAACAAGCGCGTCTCTGATTGCTTCTCCAAGTCCTTCAAGGTCTTTTATGTTGCTTACGAAATCCTTATAAATAGTGTCGGTTTTAACCAATTTCCCGGTATCGCCGCCACCATCACCAGAGCCAGAACCGGAGCCTTTGTTTCCAGAACCGGAACCGGAATTTGATTTCTTATCTGGAAGTGATATGGTCTTTAATTCATCAAACGCACGAACTGCCTTGTTGACATTATCTTTAAGATCTTTAGCTTTCTTTGCGGCGTTTCCGGTATTTTTTGCGGCATCACCGGAAGAACCGGCAAGATCATCCATACCATCAGACGCACTTCCAATATCATCCGCCAAACCACCAAGTCCGGCACCCTTGCTTGCTTCATATCTCCATCCAAAAATAGAGCCTAAAGCGTCTGTGACCATTTCCGCAAATGATGTAACTTTTTGCAGAACTGTATTGAGAACCTTAAGGAATGGTTTAAAAGCGTTGATTAAGCCACTACCAACAACTGCGCCAAGCGCCTTGAAATTCTCTCTTAAGAGGGTAACTTGGTTATGCCAACTGTCTTGCGTCCTCTTGAAATCTCCGGTAATATTGGTCGTGTGCGCAAGAACGTATTGATAACGAAGCATGGCTTTTTGAGCCTGTGACATTGAGGAAATGTCAGCATCAAGTCCCTGCTTTAATGCCCATTCCTTTAATGTTGCCTGTGTCAAGTCGATACCATAACGCCGCATAGGTGCCGTAGTACCGGAAAATACAGATTGCAGACTCTTGGCAATATCTTCTTGACTCACATCATAGAATGAAGCCATATCTCCGGCTAATTCTGTCAGCCGGATAGACATTTTCGCCATCTGCCCCTGCGGAATATCAAGGGCTGTTCCCATTGCTTGGAAACGGCTTGCAAACTGTTTCGCGGACAGTTCGGACATACCAAATTTTTCAATGCAAGTCTTTGAAAAATCGTTAATCAGATTTTCGTATATTCCGAATGTCTGTCTTACAACGTTCTCAACCTCTGTTAATGAGGATGAAATGTCAATGGCATTTCTAAGCAGACCAACCGCCCGGAACAGCGACCAGTATGTTGCATATACCTTTCCGATTGCGGATGCAAGAGAAAAGGATTTAGTTTTCATACTGTCGGCGCTCTTACCAAACAGGCTAAAACCACTTGATGCCCTATCTGTAGCACCTCTCGTCCGTCCTAATCCTGCGGATAGATTTGCAAGTGCTTCTGTCATACGGATAATGTTTCCGCTGACATTCGGAGCCTTTGAAAGAGTTGTAAATAACTCATTCAGATTCTTTGCAAGCAGAGGAATGTTATTTACCGCCCTGCCGGATGCCACGCTACCAAGTTTACCAATGGCAGTGACCATCTGTGAAAGATTGGTCATATCGAAGTTGAATGAACCAATCTTGTTCATCTGCCGAACAAAATTCTGCAACTGTGCAGAAATCGTAGGCAGATTCTTTGTAGCCTGTGTAGATGCCTTGCCACCCATTCTTGACAGACCGGCAATGAGGCTTGACAGCCCGGACACATCAAAGTTCAACGATCCGACACTATTCATGCCGGTGATGAACTGTTGCAACTGATCTTTCATTGACAGCAGGTTAGAAACACCTGTTGTAGCGTTTTTGCCGCCCAGTTTGGCAAGTGAAGCAGCAGCTCCAGTAATTCCACTTACATCAATGTTCTTGGCACCAGAAAGACCATTTGTAAGGTTTTTCAGTGCCGCAGTAATTCCGTAAATGGAATTCGTATCAATGCCATTGAAAGACTTCAATGCACGCGACAGGGATGTAAGCTCAGTGGATTTTCCGCCTTTAAACCCACTTGCCGCATCAGACAGATTGCGGATGCTGGTAGCTATACCCTGCAACTTCTGCGTATCGACATTTAAGTTGTCACGCAGACTTTTCATGCTTGCCGCAAGTTTTTCTAAGGACTTGCTTGCGTCTGCCGCACTCGCATTTACTTTAATTTGCAGAGAATCAAGATCTGCCATTCTTCCACCAACTTCCTATAACTTTTTAGGTTAGCGACTATCTTCCACATTGATAGCCGGTTAAAAAGGCGATAGGATTTGATCCCTACCGCCCTTGAAATATCATTTATTCTTTTTCGGATGAGACAACTCGAAGTTCGTTTTCATAGCTTCAAGCTGTGCAACGAACAACTCTCGCTGTTTCTGAATATTTCTTTCTGCCGCTTCCTGCTCTTGTGTGAGTGGTTGCTTGACATATTCAGAAGTTGCCTTGCGTCCATTTAAGATGTGGTCAACTGCCACGCCAACCGCAGATGTACCATATCTGCCGAACCATGACCACATTTCTGCATCCCGCTGTTTCATTTTCAGCGAATATGCATCTTCATAGGGTTTCAGATCAGTCGGGCAACTCTGCCCGATGTCGTCCGGCGTGAATCCGTACCCTTTAGTAATTAACAGCCAATAAGGAAGTACCATTGACTGGTACGTTTCCCATGTTAGGCTGTGGCTTTCTTGGTAGTCCGAGTAGTTTTTTTCTTCGCCGGAGCCTTCGGCTTCTGCTCCTGTGTTTCCGCTCCCTCCCGGAGCGCATTCGCTAAAAAACCATTCTTAACCATTTCGTCTGTGAGAATATTAAACAGGTCAATAATATCTGTCTTGTCGTTCTCGTCAAAGTAATCATCCAAAAGGATGTATGCCTTATCTAAGGCTTCTTTCTTTCCATCTTCCGTATCATAATCATATCCGAACTCGTCCGAATGACACTTCTGCAGTCCGGCAAGAAGTAGCTCTGGCAAGATCTTAAGAACCTTGTTAATATCTTCCATATTTAATTCATCACCGTCTTTTGTCATATCTTCCAGTTCCTGCACCTTGTCAATCACACCGCAGCGCGCTGTTGCCAAGTAGCCGTATTTGATATTGTATTCGTTTCCATTGATAACTAAAGTTGTCATACTGTTTTACCTTTCCCTTTCTGATAGAAATTTAATTTATAGGGAAAGGGGCAGTCCTGAGACCGCCCCATACCTATGTCATGGTTTAGTTGTGCCAGCATCTGTAGTATTTTTGCTCTGATCGTTTGCTGACTTATGATCGTCAGAGCCTGTTATTCCCCCGTTGTCAGTGCAACGGTTGTTTCCATGCCCTTATAATCATCGATTGTAAGGTTCATGTCGATTGTAAGAAGATTATTCTGGTCAAGTTCCGGTTGTGGAATTGCTGTTGGCGGCTGTGCCACAATGAAAAAGCTCTCATCGAATCCCGGGATGATGGTTTCAAACCACATAGCCTTACCACCGGTAAGTGCCTTGTAAGCTGAAATAACATCCGCCCACTCTTTCTTAGTTTCCGGTGTAAAATTGACAGTTACCGGGAACTCGCCGCCTGTATCGCCGATACCCTGAACATATCTCTTGACGAAATCCTCAAGTGCTGACGCATCAATCTTCTCATTAGAAATTGAAATACCGCCAAGTTTGTTGATTCTGTGCAACTGCTTAAATGATGTTGGCTTTGTTCCGGCTGTAGCTTCAACACCATAGCCAAAAGTAATGCCAAGTGTAGAAATTCCTGCTTGCATACTTCAAATCCTTTCTACCGCTATCTAACGCGGTCAGCGAACACGTCTCGAGTGCGTGTCCGGTGCATAAAAATAAGAGCCTTTCGGCTCCAAGTTTCGTTTATCTGCTACCGACATAATGCCGGGAACATTCAATTTAATTTCATCAGTTCATCTCCACTTCCGAAAATGCGCTGATAACGCCCAACCCAACGTTTTACATTCGGGTCAGTTGCATTTGTGACCGGTATGGGACCGACTTTGCATTGAAAGCCGTATGATAACATGACTTTCTTCGCCGCAAGGCTGATCTGATTGCATATTCCATCCGCAGTGCTTCCTGTTGCATATACAGAAAGCACAATCAAGGGATTCTGCGAACCCTCGTTGCCCTCTAAATCATAGTGACCGCCGGAATTATCGCCAAGTGCAACGTCACAATATGGAAACTGTGATTGCTTCGGGGTAGTGTAACGGTCAACAGTACACTTCGGATATTCTTTTTTCATATTCGCCTTAAACACTGTGAAAAAATCATTCCAATCGAATCCTGCCATAAATCCTCCTTACTTGATTTTTATAAAAATAGTGATACACTTAAATTGCCATTAAGGAGGTGATATTTACGGGAAAATTGGATTTTTCTTACACCAACAAGAAAGGCAAAAAAGTTTCTGGTTCTGCTGCATTCAACCATCATGTTTACACTGAAATGGGCGGCATCCAGAAATACAATGATAGTGTCGGAGAAGAATATCTTAGAGCATTTATTCAACAAAACTCTGACATTATCAATGACGGCTTAGAAAAGAAGGCAAAGCGCCGGAGATTCAAAACCGTCTAATGCCAAAGGCGGAGATTTTCTCCGCCTTAAGTATTGAACACTTCCTTTGCAATCTTCAAAACCTTATCTCTCAGTTCCTTACCGGCATTGTACATAGGCATCTTGGGGAAAACACCACTTGAATAGTGCCATTCGCCTTGCAGATCCATGTACCACCATCCCGGTTCGTTGCCGTGCGTGCCGTATGTTCCGGTTCCTACTCCCGGAATGTTTGCCGGATTCTGCGCCGGAAGTCCAGCACCAAATTCAAGCATCAACACCGGTGAGATTTCTTTTCTCTGTATGCCATCTAAGTTCCGCCATTTACTCACAATCTTCTGTGAATCTTCCATGATGAGGATTGCCCTGCATCCGGCTTTCTCCGGTGTTATTTCAGAGGACAAACGGATATACCTGCCGAAGCCACTTTCACCTATGTATGACCGCGCTATCGGCATTCCTGCTTTGCATAATTCAAAGCATAGCTGCTCACATTTTTTGTCGAGGTTATTTTGATATTCGCGCAGCTCTTTGATTGCCCTGTCGATTTCCGATACAGACAAACCGAATGAAATAGGCTTACTCATTCAGTAACCCCGCTCGTTTTGCCGATTCAGCGGCTTTTCTTATCCCATCCGAAATGTTCTTCAACGCTTCGGCTGCACCTGCATTTACGAAAGAGCCTGTTTGCAATGGTGGAATACTTGGAATCGGCGTATCAATAATCCCCAACTCTGAATACACCTTGAAAATCTTCGGAAGCTGAATTGCAAACCAGTCCACCATCTCCTCATTTGTCGCCCAACAACCGGAAAATCCGGCATTTTCAGAAAGTCCACTTTCGAATAAGAATGCATGAAGAACTTCGTGTCTCAAAACATTTTTGATAAGCTGTTCTTTATTTTTGCAATCACAATCAGACATATCCTTTACAAAAATGTCCTTATCAAAGCCATTGCAAAGTCCTGTTGCGGTTTCCTCATGTTCTTTCAAATGTTCTGGAAATTCTTTTACAATATGTATGTTCCATTCAGTTCCAAGGATATTGATTTTTCTGTTTTCCATATCATCCCTCCGGTAATTCCTTAATCGCAATTACAATTCCATTCAGACTTTTTGCTGGCGGCGCAGCAACCTCATAGTTTGCACTATCGCCATTTACAGAGCCGTCCTCGTTGTATTGTGGCTCACGCCCAATCCATAGCCGTGTCAGCTTGGTAATCGGGCAATCCATATTGCAAGTAGATATTGTCCGGGAATAATCAACGCTACTTCCGAACACATCAGCCTGCACATCACCCTTGCCTGCGGAAATGTTGGCATAAAAAAGAACCGGGTCATTATAACCTGGTTCTGTTCCTATCTCGACTGGAATCTGTTCTCCGTCAATTTCTATGTATTTGATATTTCCGTCCTCGTCACGGTCATATACCTTTTTTTCGGCATCGTAGGTGGCGTAATAGAACGGTTGCTTGTTCTTTTTTAATGAACGCATATTTTGTTGAATCCTCGCGGTTTTTGTAGTATTCTATAGTTGAAAGCGTGAATATTACAGGAAAGAGGTGCATGCAACTGAAAACTTATGTCTACGATATAAAAGACACACGTTTTATTTTCGTGAATAAGTCACGGATTTAGCACACGGTATATCCCATTTACCGTATAGTCTTGCATCAATTCCCATTGTAGTTCTTGCTCGCTTGGGGTTATAGGTACGAAATTGCTAATTGCCCCAAGAAAATAACCTTAAAGGAGCAAGACTATGAAGAAATTTAATTTCAAATGGGAAGATTTCTTGAACCTTGTCCTTTTGTTTGTTGGTACATATGGTGAACGCATATTTGTTGCGCTACACGCTTTCATTTGCAACATGAGACCTGAGATGTTCAGTTTCATATGCTTAACCTTTGTGTTTATAGCACTTTTCATACTAACGCATAAAAACTAAAGACAAGACAACTTTAGCGGGTCTGATCAACCCGCTTTTGTTGTATCTTGGCGCACCGCCCACCACCGCTTAACGTGCGCCGCCTGCAACCATATTACCAGCATTGGTAAAATGGTCACGCTCAATCTTCTTTACCGCTTACCCGCGGCTGGGAGATATTCGGATCACCTTAACCTTTCTGAATAACCGTTGCAAAAGGAATTACTTCCCTTAAAATGTTCGTTCTCGGGTTCCAAGTTCGATTGATACCGTTTTCACTATGGCTCGTCTCTCCCTCGGCTCCAACATGGTTCCAATCATACATGGCAAGCTCCTTTATAATGTCATACATAGATTCCATATCTTTATCAATAAAATCCTCTGTATGATGTTCCTGGTAGTTTCGTTTTCGTTTTACAGCAAGATAGGCTCCCTTAATCTTTGAGGATAAAAGAACCTTGTCCGAATCATTCTCTAGCTCGGAAACCAATTCAACTTCCATATCAGTTTGTAATTCTTTCAAAAGCTCTTCCATCCTCAATCATCTCCTACTCTGTCTTTGATGTAACAGTTGCGTGTCCTGCCTTAACAGCATCGTAAGACTTGTTACACTCAACAATTGTAATTACCTTTCCAGATTCAGCTGTAATCTCATCTGAACCATTCCAAGCCTGCCATGTTCTTACAGACTGTCCAAGCTTAACCTGCGTTTCGGCTTCATCTACCTTATATTTGTAAGAATTACCCTCTGTCAAAGATTCTGTAATCGTAATCTTTGTATTTCCAATTGTATCACCTGCTGCGGATGCAACTGTCAATGTTCCAAATGATGTAGATCCATCAGATTCCGTTTTTGATACGGCAAAGATTTTTCTTGCCATATCTCCATCAGTTGGCATTTCAGCAGACAGATTTGTAATCTTAGCAGAATACCATTCAGGGCCATGGTCAAGTCCAATCTGACCGAAAATTTGTTTCTTAGTACCAGCACCGGTCTTTGCTAACTCTTCAAGGAAGAAGTTTCCTTTTCCCGGTACAAGCTGTTCAACAGGAGCCATAATGAATGGGTCAAACAGTGCAACCGTTCCAGCCGGAAGATAAAACAGGTCTCTTAAATACACTGTTCCGAGCGGTGTGAGCACCTTGTCAACGGCAATACCATTAACATCTCTTCCGCTCTCAACGATTGTGAGACCGTTTGCTACAGCATCAGCATTAAGCTGCATTCTGCTTGTAGAATCCAGACCAAGGACGATGTTGGTAATATCACCATTTGCATCCTTGATGCACTTTAAAGCTTCACACACCAGCATGAAAGAAAGTTTCTTTCCATCAGCATCAAGGGCATTTGTGGTAATTGCTTCAAGCAGGCCTCTTGACTGGTTCGCATCATTATCGTTTATGGACTTATGGAATTTGCCATTGAGGAATGTGTACTCAATGTCCTGTCCGATCTTTGCCATCTTTGCTGCAACCTGGAAATCCTCTTCGGAAATTGGATTAGCCTGCTGCCCTGCAATATTGATTCCACTTAATGTACCCATATTGGACATTTTGCCGTAAGAAGTACCAACAGATTCCTGAAAGATCTGCGTTACGTTAGTTTTCTGTTCTCTTGTAATAATAGAAGCATTCGGAGCTGTAAGAGACTGCGCTTCTGAAATCTTAGGCTGACTTCCTGTTGCTGTCTCGTACTCCTGTCCCGTTACGAACTCTGTGCTTCCAGAGTATTTTCTTTTCGCACCGATCATAGTTGAGAACGGTGTCTTTGTGTTGCCCTTATTAAAGAGCATACCGGAAAAATTAGGAGTGTTTCCACTCATTGCATATACATCTGCCATTTTTAAACCTCTCTTTTAAAATAATATTTTAATGTTTTGGCGCATTTGCTGCCGCCTGCTGGCGAATCAATGAAGCCATGAGAGCCATATCGCCACTCGCCTGCGCGTCTGCAATCTGCTTGCCGTAATCAATAGTTGTCTGGTTTCCTGCCGGAGGAGTTGGCATATCTTTCAGCAAATCGGCTTTAATTGCTTTCTGTAATGCTTCCTCATGCTTTTTCTGCAAACGGAAAACGGTGTCCATATCGCCATCATAAAGAGCTTCGGCAATCTCCTTGGCATCTTTCTCGTCATACTTCAAAGCCAAATGCTGCTTTTCGTACTCCGATACCTTTGATGAACGACGAAGGGTTTTTAATTCCTCTTCAATCTGCGCCTGCTTTTCAGCATCTTCAATCTGCTTCTGTTCCTGCTCACTTGCTGCAGCTTTCCATTTCTTCTTATAGTCAGCCGCCTCTGAATTGGCTTTTTCCAGAAGAGTTTTCGGTACAAATCCGTCATATTGACTCTTGTCGACAAGCTCACGCTCTGCTAAAGCTGCGTTAATGTCCTCGAAAGTCATGTCCTCTTTGTACGCATCGCCTAATAATTCTTTTAAATCTGCCATAATATCCTCCTTGCGTTTGTTCAAGCGGTTCCCTCCGCATTAGATTCCGTTTTAACGACTTGTCTTGTCTCTTGCGTTTTTAAATAGCTTCCCTGCTATGTATAAAAAGAGAGCCTACTTCTAGGCTCTCAAAATACCAATTATTCATCAGCAACAGATACCTTTGACGGCTGATCTGACATATCCGGTTGATTTTTCTTGTATGGATCGCCATTGGAAGTATCTTCCGTTCCGGTCTGATTATCCTTGAACAAAATCCGGTCAATTCTTTCAGCCGAATCAAGCGCAACCTGTTGCGGGTCCGTAAACAGTCCAACAACTTCAATGGCTCGAAGCGGATCAATGCCAATTCCGATAAGAGCAGACAACGAATTGCACTTTGTCGCAAGATCATATGTGCGAGATCTAGAGAATTTGATTTCAATATCTGAAAGATTCAATTCTGCAATGTCCGCGTCAACCTCATTGCTATCTTTGATGATTTTTAAGATAATTGCGGTTTCTCTGCGCTCCGATTCCATCCAAATCTGTTCCTTGGATTTTGCATCAGTTTCAGCATCCATCCAACCGGTAGACATATTTGTTGCACTTCCAGTGCTCCCGCCGGAAAGTTCTGATCTGTTCGGAATATGCGCAATCTTTTCAATCTTACGCTCCACGTAATCAACAAGTGTCTGATTTTCCGACTGATTAAGCACACATTCAAGATATTTCAGCGTTGCCGTTCTGCCTTGTTCTGATTTAGTGAGAATCAATCCTTGATTTCGAAGCGCTTCATATTGGTCTGTGTCAAGTGCAACATTATCACCCCAAAGAATGTTTTGAACATGCTGTGCTATATCATTAACTCGGTCAGAATCAATGGTATTCAACGCATCCATAAGAGGAATAACCCTCTCAAAACATCCCATACGGTCATAATCATTGATATACTCAATAATCGGCACCATACCTACTGTGTTTGGTTTTTCCTCAAACCAATCTTCAAAGCCTTTTGTTATTCCCATTTCAATCTTGAAATAGGAAGTCTTGGTATAACATCCAAACGTAACGCTTCCATCCCGGTGTGGGAAATAGGAAACTCCAAGAATCGGTTCCCGGTATGCATCATTACTATAAACAACAAATGTGTTCATTGGATTCAGCACTAACAGATCAAATACCGAAACTCCGGTTTTGATCTTCTTCGGAAGAATCAAACGATAACCAACGCCACAAGTCTTTACATCCTTTGCAAGCATCAGGTCTTTTGCCGCCTTACATTCTTCCACCATCATTTCATTGATGGCAGAAACCCTTAGATCTTCCTTTTTGCTTTCATCTGATGTGAACAGTTTTTTGAAAAAAGAAAAAAGAGCATTCCGGCTCTTAATATCCTTTCTTGCCCTCTGGACATATGAAATCGGAGAACCGAACTCATAGCCGAGCTTAAATTCAAGAATTTCAGATGCCATATTATCAACGATCTTCTCATTGATTTCTGGCCGGATCTGTTTTTCACGATCAAGAATAGGCTGTCTACCTTTCACATACTCAAACAGATAAAGCATTTCTGCCCTGTTTTGTTCGTGAATGAAATAAGCATCGCTTAAAACTTCAAGGATATTCGTCTTATCAATATTCGTTTTGTCACAAAATATCTGCTTTCTTCCGAAAAGCTCCACCTATTTCACCTCCGGGCATAGAAAAAGAGCCTTTGAAACACTGTTCAAGGCTCTCTGTATTCTTTTCACAATATCAATATATCACGAAAGTATGTCCTTTTTTTCCGCATTCTCATTATCCCTTGTTAATATCCAAAAGATAGAAGAAATGTCTGCGCATCTCATAAAATGCCGATTTTCCAAGTGGCATACCCTCACAGGCAATCAGATATGTAACTGGGACCTCATAACATACAGACTTGATGATGTATTGGCTCAAATCCTCTCCTGCCTGTTCTGCAGTTTCTTCAATCAGCCGGCATTTTTCTTCCAATCTGATTCGCTTAATTGCCAGATTGCCGGTAGCATCCGCATTGTTATGTGTGATTGGCATATCTGTAATTTCAATGCTCTTAACCGTATCATTACTGAATTTCAACTGATTTTTCCACTCCGGATATTGTTCACAAAATCCGCAAAGCTCTTTGTATCGCTTACCGGAAATGCCATACTTTTCAAGATTCAAATTTCTTTTATTCAAAATACCACTCTCCCTTATATACCAAGCTCCGCCCGGCTCATAATCTCAACTTTTGTCACGCCGCCGTCTACTAACTGAACCAGTTGAACCAGTCCGTCCGCGCTATCCTCATGCTCGTTTTTGCCAACTTGAACGATTATTCCAAGTTCTTCCATTGCCGCCTTATACTCTTGGCTCTGTAGTTCCGGCTTAAGGAAATAACACCTTCGCTTAATATCCGGCGCATACTGTATAATCTTTGCCATCTTTCCCACTTGGTTGCTTGCTTTCGCCCAAGAGATATTAGTTTTAAAGCCTTGTTCTCGTAATAAGCGGTCAATGTCTTCCGCGTACTCATCCCCGCCGTTATTAGCCTCGAAACGCTCCATATTAGGCTTATGTTGCAACGTCTTTGCCACAACAAGAGGTTTTGTAACGTATTTATCACCTTTATTGAAAATCCAATCCGGTATATATATAGGTCCATCATCGACGCTCCCGAAAAGTTTTCCAAACGGCATTGAAAGACTATCTCCGCCGCCCCATGCAACATCACACGCTGCGGCCGTGATACAATCTCCATCCGGCAGCACTCCGTTGTAATAATTCAACTCGTCCAATGGGAAGAGTAATCCCTCTCGAATAAATGGTCTCTGCTGATATTTAGCCATCCATTCGTTTTTATCCAGACGATCGCGCATCTTCCTGTAATATTCTGTAGAAAATCCTTTTCCGTAATCGTATTGGAAATTGGATTCATCGTTTTCATCCAATGCAGGAATCTTCCGGAATCTGTAGCGCGGATTGTTCGCATTCTCCGTCTCTACTCGTCCGAGTGGATCATAAACATTCCAACGAGTACCGACCATAAGTTCCTTGGACCCGTCATTTTTACGGTCAACAAGGACATTTAAGTAATCCTGGTATCTGTTCTCCAATCGAATAGGACTCAATGATTCGGTACGATCACGAACCATATCATCGACATATAAGTATCCGTCCGAACTAATATCAACCGCACCGGTCCATGTTCCGTCAATTCCTCGGCAAGTCAGCGTTGCAAATGCTTCTGTAGGAGAAAAGTAAAGTTCATTCTTCTCGGATGACTTATTTGCAAGATCAATATCCGGAAATATCTCTTTGAATGTGTATTCCTCGTTTTGCGTGAGTTTAAATACGTCATTATAGAATCTGTCAGCTAAAATGCCGGAATGCCCGGACATAGCGTTGTGGCTCTCTGGATGCCTACCAATAACCCATGTAAGAAAGAAAATACAAAGAGTGGACTTTCCTACTCGTGGTGGGAGTGATAAGCCATAAAAATCTAACTTTCCATCTTCCAAATCTTGGAGATCGTCAACAACGATTTTGAGCGTCCGCTTTCTTGGCTCATAGAATCGCTTTTTCGGTCGGCGGTTCTTCTCCATGTAGAAAAGGAATGATTCAAAATGGTACGGTGCTTCCGCTTTCAAGGTTTTCCAGTACAGATCGTCCATCTGTAGCACTTCAATACTGTTTTGAATCGCCCAAGTGCAACATTCTTTGATGTACGAAGTAACTTTCAACGCCCATTCCGTGTCATTTTCCTTTTCAAACGCGGTTTTCGCCACATCCAACAGGTCAAATAACGTCCGATATTCAATCCCATGCTGTTTTATGTAATTTTTAATATCATCAGCGGTTGACCGCGTTTGTTCTGAAACCAAAAAAGAGCCTACCTCCCTTCTTCTTGGAAAATAGGCTCTCTCTACATTTGTGCCGTTGGCACTCTGCAACTGGTGCTCTTATGTTTTATTCACTTGCTTTGAAATTGTATACAGGCTTGATAATAGCCATTACATCTACTGTATCTTTAATATTTCCGATGATTTCATCTAAGGTCTTATATGCCATAGGTGATTCATCTATCGTAGACGCATTAACAGAAGTAGTGTATATTCCATCCATTGACGCTTTAAATTCTTCTAATGTCACTATTTCTTTAGCTTTCGTCCGGCTCATTATTCTACCGGCTCCGTGCGGTGCTGATTGGTTCCAATCATCATTTCCTTTTCCTGTTCCAATGATGCAACCATCACGCATATTGATTGGGATAATCACTTTTTCTCCAAGTTTTGCAGAGATAGCACCCTTGCGAACAATATTAGAATCATGATCGATATAATTGTGGATGCACTCAAAGTAATCTGGCATATCATTGTCAACTCCCCATCCCATGTGATTGCATATAATCTGTGCAATCATCACACGATTGAAATAAGCGAACTTCTGACAAATCCTCATATCATGCAGATAATCTTCCCGATACTTACCCTCTAAATAGCACAAATCCTTTGGCAGTTTCGGATTAACCGCCTTGAATTTCCTGTGTAATTCTGCTATCGCACTTTGAATTTCAGATTTTCTTCCTGTGGATTTATACTCTGCAATGATTTTTTCCTGCTCGTCATACAATTTATCCTTGCCGCTCATGAGTTCGTATGCAAGATTCTGATAATATTCAGCTACCTGCTTACCAAGATTGCGGCTTCCGGTATGGATTACAAGATATTTTTCCCCATCTTCCGCAACGTCAATCTCGATAAAGTGGTTTCCTCCACCCAAAGTTCCGATAGAGCGTTCAAGTCGTTTAGTATCTCTTAATTCGCGATAGCATTTCAAGTCCTGCAACCCTACAAACTTATAATTTCTGCCATCATGAACATTTCTTCCACTTGGAACGTAGGTGCGAATGACATTATCAAGTTTCTCAAAGTCAATATCCCCATGACCGATGCTCACGCAAAGCATACCGCATCCAATATCCACTCCAACAATGTTTGGTATGACTTTTTCTCCAAGGTCAGCCGTAAATCCGATAACACATCCTTTTCCTGCATGAACATCCGGCATAATGCGAACCTTGCAATCTTTGAATGCATCCTGTGCAAGCAATAATTCAATCTGATCTACCGCTTCCTGTTCAACGTTCTTGGTAAATATTTTCAAATCACTCATTATCTCACCCCGATTCTATTGATTTCCCCGCATTTCGGGCATTTGATTTCAGCCTGTCCGTTGAACTTTCCTAACAGGCGGTTACACTTGACGCAACGATGTTCAGATAATTGATGCAATTTTTTCCATTCATCAACCACCTGCATAATAAATCGCTTTCCACAATTTCTTGATGCCTGTACAAGAACGACATCGTTGCCCTTAGTACATTCTTCCTCATATTTCCGAATCAGTTCTTTTTGCAAATCAGAAAGCGGAAATGGAGCAATTCTTTCTGCAAACTCAACAAATGATATTCCGCTTGTTTTATCATCAAAACAATTTTTCAGAATATCAGCCGTTTTCTTTGAATCTGCCACAATCACAGGTTCATCCTCTAACTGCGAACATTCTATTTTCTCATTGCTCCCAACACTTATAGGTGCTACCTGTCTAAATGCGTCACGCTCTATTGATTCAATTACTTCTGCCATGCTCATAAAAATTTACTCCCTATGCGGATTAAAGAAATCCGAATCTTGTCCAATACCTAATCTTTCTTTCAGCACATAATTTGTTGTCTGTCTACTGTCATACGTTGCTTTAAGGATATATATTGCAAGTTCTTCATCTTTCCAATCATCAGCGCTTGATATTTTTTCATATATTCTCTGATATTCTCCATCTAACTTATCAAATTCAAACCACCCTAAGTCAAGAGAAACGCCATAGTCGTAAAAACCTTTATCAGACCACTTTTGAACGTAGTACATTAGCTGTTTATATGAAAAACCCAATCTCTCAAAAATGTTTCCAATTACTCTTATGCTAAATTCTCTGTCATTAACTTTCAACTTTCTCTTTTGCTCATTTACGCAAGCTCTAAAGAATATTTCTTCCAATGGTTTCATTTCAAATACACCTTAAACCCTTTCTCCTCATATGCTTTCACGGCTTTATTTAGGTTCACGGCATCTTCATATTTCTCATTCAACATAATTATCGTGTTTCCTTTTTCCAAACCATATATATTACAATCCGCAAGTTTCTTAGCAGTTTCAAGAATAGCTTTTGCCTGCTTGCTGCTCATTTCATAGGTTTTGGTTCCCATATTAACAGTCATTCTTCATAAACCTTTCAAAATCCTCATCACAATATTTGCAAACTGAACAATCTTTAATCATTTTTCACCAGCTTTCTGCCACACATAGGGCAAAATGAAATATTTAGTGCTCCTGCGTCATATTCATCTGCACTATTCGTAAAAACAAGCGCGTGTTTGTCTGCAATTTTCCGAATTTCTATTGCGTCACCGGACGGAATTCTCCCATTTTTATCCGGAGTGAGGAAATCCCAATCCGGTATTCCAATTCCTATGTTTTTGCATAAACCACACATTCTCACACCTCATTTTTGCATAAAAAAATACCAACCGTCGAATATTGACGGTTGGTACTTTCATTACATAATAACCTCAAAAAAGTTTTTGCCGTAATCTGTTATATAAAAATATTTATACTTTATTTTTACAGTATCCCAATCAATCTTTTTCTCTCCAGAAATATCTGCTCTTCTTTCTATATCAAGAAAATCATAATCAATAAATGGACTTGTATTATCTTCTATACTAATTATTCCACGATTTAAAAAATATCTCAAACTATTTTTATCTATATTGCAAATATTTCGATATGCAATATCGTAAAAGATGCCTTCATATTTTTCTATTTCATGTTTTAATTTTTTTGATAATTTATTTTGACCTTCCCATTCCGTAAACAAACTGTGACATTTTTCGTATATATCCACTAATGGGAACTTATTACATACATAATCCATGTAATTATATAAATAACGAGCGTCTTCTGCCATTTGTTCATTCATATTACTCAATATTGTCACATACTCTGGTAATATCTCCCCTTCTTTTTCTTTATCAAATGATCCAGCAATAAGTTTTGCAAACATTTGCCGCATTTCTACTATATCTATACAATATTTAGATTCTTCAAGCGTCTTCCCCACTATCTGAAGTTCTGGTTCTTTTCTGTTATGTTCTGGTATTTTATCAATTTCTTGTTCTATGCTATTTTTATATTTCTCTAAATCAATCGCATATTTGAGTTTTCTTTTCTCCGCCAAATTACCAATAGGTCCGCCAAGCGTAAGAAACCAAATATCATTAAATGTTTCTCCAATACTTTTGGTTGGCTTATCCAATAAATTCTCCATTGTATCGTCAACAAGTTTTGAGCCTATCGAAATATTTATGTTTTTATCATCTGACATGTTCCCACCCCATCTTTATCTTTTGTAACAATGGAATTATATCACTTCAACCGTCAATATTCAATTTTCAATGTTCAAAACTGGAAAGTGCCGGAATCGAACCGACCTCACGGATTATTGGTGTACCTCACCGCAATTGCATACCAGCGATATACCTTTCCATGTACATTTCTGTAAGCTGCGTGCCCGCATTTAAGGCTTGACCATCAAGCAACACTTACAGCTATTTTTATCTTTGCAGGGCATCTGCCAGTTACCTGCTAGTTGGTAGCTATCCAACCGCATGGGGAAGAGAGGAATTGAACCTCCAATGTTTACCACTTGGGAACTGATTTACAGTCAGCTGCAACACCGCCAATCGTTGCCGCTTCCCCGAAATGCGCGGACACCTCACTCCATATCTCTGTACGCGACCGCGCTACGCATACAGTATCAGATCAGCTCGGTACCATCGGAACGGAAGGATTCGAACCCCCGACTTTCCATCTTAAGATGTCGTGAATTAACACACGCTTGAAAGCTCCTGCCAACGAGCTACGTTCCGAAACCGCCATCAGACGGTTAGCAATAATGTTTATCGTGCCATGCCGTTGCACTATCCGGTTTACAGCTTTTCACCGGCAACTAAATGTTACCATGCAGGTCTATTTCCCGGGTTCTACTCCGCATTAAATTATCACAGAGCAATAGACAAGCATCGTATTTCAGCCAAAACATAGACCGCCTGCAAGCAGACAGCATAATTTGACCGAGTAGGTGGGTGAGGATTTGAACCTCACATGACAACGACTTTCCGCAACGGGTAACACCATTTACAGGTTCCTTCATTGCCTTTTTAATTCAATGACTTGTTCCTAACCAAAGCGTGGTTGTCTTATGCTTAAGCGTCTACCTATTCCGCCACCACCTATCTGTTTAGGGGGAAATTACATTTTCACAGCTCGGGCACCGTGGGATAGATGCCCGAACCATGATTGACTGCTATATGGATTGCACGTCTGCAAATTATGGAATGAATGCCACTCAACACCATATAGGCTTACATCAAATACCGCTATCTGCGGCAAACACCACCGGACGGTCTCGCACCGTCCTTAACAGAATAGTCCTAGTGGGGAAAGGAGGAACCCAAATGCTTGAAACATTCAACCAAGGGTTCAAGTACATATGAGAAAAACATATGTGGTTGCATGGATCGTCGGCATGCAACCAGTTAGGCTACCTGGATTCGAACCCGGGAATACAGGAATCAAAATCCTGTGCCTTACCACTTGGCAATAGCCCAATGTTGTTCCGTCCGCAAACATAATTCAAAGCCTAACGCCGATAGATCAATTATTCAGCCAGGAACTATCGCTTGCGGACTTAAGCTATACCGGATGCTCCGATTTCTCGCTCTGATGCTCGGCGTCACTATCCAGATTGAGTAAATCTCCGGTGCTGTCCGGTTCCTTTGATTTTGTTATATGTATTCTTTCGACCACGCTCAAAATTGGCGGCAGAAAGTAAATACCAAATATTGGATCATAAATTGTCATGTTGTTATCTCCAAATGGTCATAATATTCATTGCGAAGATCGCGTACGAAAGCAAATACCCATTGCGTTTGAATTGTCTTTTTGTTTTACCTGTCCTCCCATAAGTCCCAGTATTACGAGGGCATCTGTCGCTGTTGCAATAACTTTCAAAGCCATATCAATATTTCCCATCCTCAAAGCTGTGTTCCTGTTTGAATCGTTCCATTTCATTTACGCTCATACCGAAGATCCCGGCAGATGAATCAGAGTCCGTATGTTCGAAATACTCGCCCTGCTGCGGAAACATAAACCGGAACATGGCATAGTTTGCAACATCACACAGATATTCAAGATTCCCGGTCTCTTCAAACTTGGCAAGGCACATTTTCAAACTTTCGATTGCATCCACATTTCCTCTTGCAAAGTTCATTCGTGCCGGTCCGTATTTGTAATACGACTGTTCAATCAATCCTTTGCGTTTTTCATCAAAGGTTTCGGAATACTCGGTTTTCATCAACTCATTGCTGCAGCTTCTTTGAAATCCTCTTCTCCAAGGTCAAGATCATTTCCGTTTTTATCCCTTGAATCCCAAAACTTATCGTCCAAGGCGCTTAACATGCTTTCCAAGAAAATGTGATACAGTCTGCCGCGGGTCATTAACTCATTTCGTAAAACTACAGATGCCTGCTGAACCGTCTCTGGTGTAAATTTGAATCTAATGTCACCGCTCATATCAATGTCCGGCAGCCCCATGGTTTCAAAAGTGAAATGTGGGACCTCATCCACCGCAACACGAAAATCAACGCTTTTGACGTTTTCAATCTTCTTTCCGTCTATGTAATATTCAGTTCCCATCCAACCTTCATTTGGATTTACGACCTTAACTCTTGGAATCGGATTATCCATACAAATTCTCCTATCTGGCCTTATATCGTTTTTCTAACCCGCATTTCCTGCAACGATACACCTTGATACTATTAAACAGCTTATTGCCATCCATGATGTCCGTATTGAACAAAAGTTCCCAATCATGCTTACAGAAACATGAACGGATATACTCAATCAATGTTCTCATAGTGCTTGACCTCTTTTTGTTTTTGAAAATTTTTGAAAATCGTTATCGAATGTAACTCTTTGAATTTTTATCTGATGTAGAAAATTGAATTATTTTGAATATCTGCAAGTTCCGTAGATAAATGGGATAAAAAGCAAAACCATTATATCATCTACAACCCTTGGTTGAACCTCTCTGTAAGTTATGTATTCAAGCATCTGCCATATACCACAGAGAAGAATCACTGTTATTCCGGTTTGAATTATTGCTTTAATCTTCGCTACCATGAATTCACACCTTTCCTGTATGGGTGGTCTTTTTATTTTAAAAATACTTACAGGGCTAAGCCGGCCGCCGGGGTGTGTTTCCACCAGACCCCCGCCCACCCTTTAAGCCACATCCAAACGCTGCTTTTGAATTGTGTCATAATCAAAAACACTTTACACAATTCTTCGTCAAACGCTTTAACTATTCGCAAAACCCAGCTTTTCCGAATAGTTGCGAATAGTTGCAACCGCTGAAGTCCTTGTAAATACTGCATTTGTGAATTGTAGAATAATCTTACACAATTCTATGCTAGAAACCTGGTTGCGGTGCGTCTAATTGTTTGCCACTTTCGCACAATTCCGCAGGCTTATATTTGGCTTGGATCTGCTCGATACTCTGCGTTTGTTCGCCGCCTTGGCGGTTTGTTCCTGGCATGTTCCAGTTATGCCGCCTATTGAGCGCTGGCAGCACTTTCATCGGGTTGAGTCCGCCGCTTATAAGCTTGTCGCTCAAAGATTCCTCGTTGTTTTTGATCAACTTTTTGTATACATCGGGGCACGCCGAACCGGATCTATACTCGCCACTGCCCCAAGTATATACCGTATCTGTGTTAATTCCAGTCAAGAAACAAAACCCGTTAATACTTACCTCTTTGTCGTACTCGTAACACAACTCTATGTATGTATCACATATATCATTTACCAGTTTATCATTGTAATTATCTTTACTGTTTTGGTCTCTTAATTGCTCTCTATTGCCTTTAAATACAGCCTTGTAAATATATATCAATGCTGCATTCCATTTACTTTGAGGTTCTTTAGACATATCTTCTATTTTCTTTTCTGCAATATACTGATCCAGATATTCAGTTATAGAGTTCTCATATACTTCTATCCCTGTATCTGTCTTTACTGTATTTGCCATATGTCTATTACACCTCCATTCACTAGTACAATAATACTTTTTCTCTGTCTGTATTTAACATTACACTGTTTCTGAATATTTTGCAATAGGTGTTTATTTTTTAACAATCTTTTGATATATATACTTACACCGCGCGCATGCGTCTATACACTTGCAATACATCTATAGGCTTTATATATACTGTATTTTAAACCCTTAATATATAAATATAACAACAGAGAATATACTCTATCTCTATCTCTTACTCTATATCTACGTTGCAAAAATGTTGCACCTTGTTGCATTGGTGTTGCAAGTATGTTGCATTGCAACAAAACTAACACTATTCTATCATCTTTTCTTACCTGTAATTATCTATTTGCTCTGGGGGTTTTGTCCGATCTTGGGAAGTGATAAAAAGAAAAGGCAGCCGGAAAAACTGCCACTTGTTTGCATTGATTATATAATTACTATGTGTTACAATTTATTTGATTGAGAGCGGCGGCAAGTCCGCCCTCCCTTTCATTCCCTAAAACCTAATCGTTAGGCTTTTCTTTTTTTGCCATGTTGCGAACCTCATCTATTGCTTTTTGAACTTCGTCCATGTCCTTACATCCTGCAAATTTATCAGCTACGAGATTTAATATAACTTCCATCTGTTTATCTGTCATTTCGTTCATTTGTTCTCCTTTCTCCGCTTGCCCGGCTATTGTCTTCCGACAGCTTTATAATAATCTATTATCGTGTATATGTCAATAGTCTATTTTCATGTATTTTAATTATTTTTATATTCCATAATATCGCCCGGCTGACAATTTAGCAGTCTGCATAGATTACATATAACCTCACAAGTTACATTTTCATTTTTTGTCAGCTTTGCCACTGTATTAGAATGGATTCCGTTATTCTTTAACCACTGCTTATTGTATTCCTTTTTTTCTAAGACATTCCACAGCTTGGAAAAGTCAATATATCCGTTTGCTCCATAATTTGCCATGCGTCACACCTCTTTCCTTTTTATATATGATAATAGATTTTTCACACCATGTCAACGTCTATTCTCATGTATCATATCGCACAATAAACTGCCGTTTTGTGTTGTCTATTTTCGTGTATTGTGTCAATTGTATTATAATCTATTATCGTGTACTATTAGTATATCAAATGAAGCACGAAAGCGAGGTTACAACATGAGCAAATATTTTAAAAACGTAAAGAGCTACAACGAATTAAAGAGCACTTATAAGGAACTGTTAAAGGCAAACCACCCGGACAACGGCGGCGATCTTGCAAAGATGCAGGAAATCAATGCCGAATATGATGTTATGTTTAAGATCTGGAAAGACCGTGCAGCCAATGACAACTCGTTAAATGAGGAAGAAAAAACAGAGACGCCCCAGAGCACACGCAGCAGTTTTTATACTTCTTTCGGTTGGGAAGGCAGTAACCACGATTGGAGCCGGAGCTTGAAAGAAGTTGCACAGATCGTCAGAACTTATGTAAAAGAGAAATACCCGACTTATAAATTCAGTGTTCGCACTTCTTACGCTTCCATGTGTCAAGAATTGCATGTTGAATTGAAAGAAAGCCCTATCGAGGTTTACAAGAAAGCCGACGAGCTGACCGAGGAGGACAAAAACGAATTTTTCAGAAAAGCAAATCGCAATAACTACTGGTCTTTAGATTGCTGGAATGATGAGAATTTTAAAAAAGAATATGAGCGCATAACTTCCGAGCATGGGAACTTTTTCAAGATATTGAACGAAGTCACAAAGGCAGTTATTGAGGATGTAGACAATTTTGTAAACTCCTATAATTATGAGGATTGTGACGGCATGATTGATTATTTCCACGTAGATTTCTACTATTTCGGATGCGCTCAGAATAACGGTCAAAATATAAAGGTTGTGCCAAAAACGGCACGGATCAAAGCCGCAGCCACTACCCCGGCAACAACAAAAGAAACAGCCGCACCGGATCAGATCGAGACAAGCGGCGAAGCGTTCACAGTTACCGAAAGCGAACACACAAAGACGCATGAGAAAATTTTCCTTGTAAAGTGTTTGCAGACATTAAGCCGCGACGCTTATATAAATCTTAACAAGCAGATGCGCGACATTGGCGGCTACTACTCTAAATTTACACATAGCTTTATTTTTAAAAACGACCCGACCGAAGCGTTGAAGGGGGTAAAAATAGCATGATGAAAGAAGAATGCAAAATAAATTGTTGCAGGTGTCCAGAGCGCGACACCTGCGAAATTATGCACGAACGCCTTATGAATGAGCTTTTCACAGTATACGGACAGCCACAAAAGCGAATGAGTGAAAAAGTCATTAGAATTTACGAGCAACACCCGGAGCGATTACACACGGAAAGGGATATTTTAAACAGCTTCGTCCATGTCCGCGAAGATCTGGAACGGTTGGAAGAAATCACGCTTGAACTAAAAGCGTATCAGATCGAGTTGACCAACCGCTACAACTTTATAAAAACGGCGCCAACGCGGCAAAAAATAAAATTATACCGGGAAAAGCGCTACCAAGAGAAAGTTTTTTACTATATACAATTTTATGATGTTAATTTGACAGACGGACACGAGGAAATGACCCACAGCATCAAATATACCGGGAAAGAGCGAAAACAAGCCATAGAACACTTTGAACAGCTTAAAAAAGAGAAAAGCAACGCCATTTTTGAAATGGATATAGCAAAAAAGTCATGGGAACGCTGAATGAAAGGATGGTTGATCATATGAATAAATTAGAAGAAGCTGAAAAAGCATTTTTGAAAGTTAGGGATTATTTTTTAGAAATTCAAGAAGATTTCGCGCTGGCGAAGGCGTATAGCAAGCCCTGGAAGTGGTACAGAGAACACACAACAGACGAAGCTATCGAGATTTTAAGAGCGGAAGTAAGCGCATAAGCAAGCGGCGGCGTTTACCGGGGTTCAATTCCCCGGCTTGCTTTTACCCGGAGCAACCGGAAAAATTTAGAATATGGAGGACTTGAAACCATGAAAAGAACGCTATATGAATTATTTATGGAATGTGATTGGAACGCCTGCCGTGTACCGTGGAGAATATACGGCGAAAACAATAAATTGGTCTGCGCAAATTACGGCGCAGAAACCGGGAATGAATTTGACAATATGCAAGTAAAAAGCTACTCATACAACAAAAACAAGAATTATGTACGAGTTTATGTAAAGTAACCAACCGCCGCAGAGGATGCACGCCGGATCACTACCGGCGGCGTGGATTCCGTGAGAACTGGTTCTCACGCGCACATTGACAAATAAGCACAATCTAAGGAGGTATAAAAGCCTATGATCTATGATATTAAAGCGAGCCTTAACGGGCAAACTGTGCGCCGGGTAGCGTATGGAGATTTGCAAGCGTGGCTGATCGTAAACCAATTATCGCGTGACGGATACAAAAATATATGCATGGGCGAGCGCGGAACGTCTGGAGGTGGCGAACATGGCAAAATATGAGTATATCGGCAAAAGGAAAATTCTGCGCCGGGTGTCTGCTCTTGGCTATCCGGTGGCATCCGGCAAGCTGTGCAGCTATGCGAAATTCGAGGGTGTCGAGTGGCTGGAATCGCCAGAGTTAAAAATAACCGTACAGCGCGGCGGGGATTGGCTACAGATCACGCGCAAAAGAAACACAGAGGACGCAGAACACCAAACGCATACACACGTACGCTACAACGGCAGAACCTACGCAGAAACCTATTGACGGCGGCAGGAATTGTGTGTTATGTTATGGGTGTATATTTTCGACACCGGGAGCGGTTCCCAATTATCCGTTCTTGGTGTCCTTCTCCAACATTTCAGAATATCATTTTTGAAATATCAAATCAAATATAGGCACAG